CAATTTAGTTCCCCTTTTTTATTATATCTAAAAACTATGAAAAAACTATGAAATAATAAGGTAATATATTGTATCGATTTTTCAGTTTGTTTATATTTATATATGAAAGAATTAAACACTTATTAGGAGAACTGAAATGGCAGAACTAATCGATCCTTCAGAAATTATGTTTACACCATTTGAACCGAAAGTTAAAAATCGGTTTATTATGTATATCGAAGGAATCCCTGCATATTTAATAAGAGCAGCTGCTAGACCAGCTATCACATTCGAAGAAATCGAATTAAATCATATCAATGTTAAAAGATATGTAAAAGGAAAGGGTTCTTGGGAACCATTGGAAATCACTTTGTACGATCCTATTGTGCCATCAGGTGCACAGGCAGTTATGGAGTGGGTTCGTTTACACAAAGAGTCTGTTACAGGTAGAGATGGATACTCAGACTTTTATAAGAAAGATGTTACATTTAATGTTTTAGGACCTGTTGGTGATAAAGTTGAAGAATGGACACTAAAAGGTGCTATGATTCAATCTGCTAACTTTGGTGATATGAACTTCGAAACTAATGAACCTAATGACATTACATTAACACTAAGATACGATTACGCTATCTTACAATTCTAAGAGGATAATATGAGTTTTTTAAGAGAAATGCTTTCTAGCGATGCTAAAATCTCTAGTAAAAGATTTGTTGGTTTTATGGCATTCTTTATGTTGATTTGTAGTTGGGGTGCTGATACCTTTTCTGCATTCGAAGTTAAGGATAAGATATTAGAATGCTTTATGTACATTTCAGTCGTTGGATTGGGTGTTACAGCTGCCGAAAAATTCGGTAAAAAATAGTTATAGTTCTAAACTAAATCATAGGAGTCAAATATGGCTGAAGTCAAATTCCCTACGGAAGTAGTGGATTTGCCGTCTAAGGGTTTACTATATCCAGAAGGTAGTCCCCTATCAACTGGTAAAATAGAAATCAAGTATATGACGGCTAGAGAAGAAGATATCTTAACATCTGCTAATCTTATTAAACAAGGTATGGTTGTTGAGAAATTGTTAGAGTCATTAATAGTAGATAAATCAATCAAAGTAGATGATTTACTTATTGGAGACAAAAACTCTATCTTAATCGCATCAAGAATACTTGCGTATGGTAAAGAATACGAAGTAGAAATAGGTGGTAGAAAGATAGAAGTAGATTTAACCACATTAAAAGATATTGAGTTAGATGAGAGTATAGTTACAAACGGAGTAAATGAATTTGAGTTTGAACTACCCGCTACAAAAAGAAAATTAACTTTTAAATTACTTACATCAGGTGATGAAAAGGCTATTGAAGAAGAAGTCAAAGGTTATCAGAAAATAGATGGTATCGGATACGAACTAACTACAAGACTAAAACACCAAATTATTTCAGTAGATGGTGATACTAAAAGAGCTAGTATAAATAGTTTTGTGGACAATGAGTTCTTATCGAGAGACTCAATCGCTTTCAGAACTTATGTTTCTGATATTATGCCTGATGTAGATATGACATCAACATATACAGATGTGGATGGAGAAGAAAAGGAGTTTACGGTCCCGATGACCGTTACATTTCTTTGGCCTGCCGCTAACATATAAAAAAGAATTACACGAACAACTCTTTCAAATAAGTTTCAATTCACAAGGTATGTTCTCTTTTTCAGAAGTATATAACATGCCTATATATCTTCGTACATTCTATTTTAAGAGATTACAAAAACATTTTAAGGATGAAGCTGAAGAGATTAAGAAATCTCAACAGAGAAATAAATCAACCATTCCTTAATACAAAAAATGATTATTTTGATATTTATTATTGAATAATTCCACACAAATAAATCTAATGGAGAATCAAAATGGCTGGTAGAGAAGGCACACTTTTTAAGTTTTTTCAGAAATGGAAAGAGAAAAAATTAAACAAATTGGCTAACGATATGATAAAAGATAACCCATCATTAGAGAAGAATCTAAAAGCTATGGATAAGTCTTTTGGTGAATTTGAAAAAGAACTGAAAAGAAGAAAAGATAAATTAACTCCTGCTCAAAAGAAAATACTAAAGCAAAGACATGGCTAAAAGAAACGATTTAAAAATACAAGTAGAACTTCTTGAGGATATAGATAAGTTAGAGAAGAAGATAGCAGAAAGAGGTCGTGCTACTTATAACGAACAGAGAAGACTTAATGCATTAAAATCTGCTAGTTTTGAAATGGCATCAAAAGAGTTAAGTCTGTCTAAACAGATAGATAACTTAGAGAAATCTGCTCTTGGTGTAATAAATAAAAAATTAGGTATAGATAAACAGATAAAAACTTTACAAGAAGCTAAAAAGGTTGGAACAAAAAAAGAGTTAGAAAATGCTAATAAACTAAGTAGTATAATGGCAGATGTTGCTTCAGGTAACAAAGATTTTTCTGATGCTCTAAATGAAATAGCAACAGAAGACTTTGGTAAACTGAATGATGCTGCAAATGATTTCGCTAAGACATTAGATGAGGGTGGTAAAAATTTAGAATCTCAAGTAAAAGGAGCGGCTTCTCTAAAAGATGGTTTTGGTGGTATAGCAGAATCTCTACTTGGTATAGATTTAAGTATAGCTGGATTAATAGCAGCTGTGGGTGCTTTTGCACTAAAAATAAAAGAAGTAAGACAAGAATTAGGAACAACAGTAGTTCAGTCAACAAGACTTGCTGGAAACCTTTCATTAGCTGCTGCTTCTGCTACAGCTTTTGGTGGTAGTGCAGAACAAGCACAGGCTGCTGTAACTTCATTAGTAGATGAATTTGGTTCTTTGGATGTTGTAAGTGCCAGAGTATCAGCTCAGTTGGGTTCGATAACAGGTCAGTTTGGTTTAAGCGGAGACAATGCAGGTCAGTTACTAAAACAGATGCAAGCTATAAATGGTGCTTCAATAGAAACTAACTTAAATCTAATAGGTTCTGTTGGTGAACTTGCTAGAGCTGAAGGAGTTGCTCCTGCTAAAGTTCTAAACGATATAGCTAGTGATACAGAAGCATTTGCTCTTTTTGCAAAAAAGGGTGGTGATAATATAGGTAGAGCTGCTATACAAGCTGCTAAATTAGGTTTGAATATGGCTACAGTAGCCGGTATAGCTGAGAGCTTGTTAGACTTTGAAACTTCTATAGAAAAACAAATGGAAGCCTCAGTTTTATTAGGTAGACAAATTAATTTAGATAAAGCTAGACAGTTAATTCTTGCAAATGATTTAGAAGGATTACAAAAAGAGTTAGTAAGACAAGTTGGTAGTCAAGCACAATTTGAGGCTTTAAATTTTATACAAAGAAAAGCTCTAGCAGAAGCTATAGGTACTAGTGCAGCTAATTTAGGTAGAATAGTAGCTGGTGGTGGTATGGCAGCTGGTGCTCCAAAAGCACAAACAGGTGGTGTAGTTAGACAAACAGGTTTAGCTGTAGTTCATAGAGGTGAAACTATAGCTGGTTCACAATTTGGTGGAAGAGAAAGTAATAAGTTACTAAAACAAATATTAGAACAAAACGCAACGTTAATGAATAGATTAACAAATAAGGTTAGTGACCTTGGATTAAACTCATAGGAGATAGGAAGTGGCTTTAAAAGATTTAGTATCAGATTTATCTAATTTCAAAGGACAATCTCAGTACGATGGATTAGACAGTCAGATAGAGAAAGGTGTAGACTTTTTTCCTAATAATTCTGCTGGTGCTAAAGGTTTTACTCCTAAGACTAATTTAGAGAGTAAGTATAATAAGTTTATGAAAGATGTCAGAGAAAATAACTCTCTACCAAATCAGTATCAAAGTCAAGCTACTATACTAACTCCTAATAGTGGGTTGAGAATAAATACTAACAAACTAAGACTAGCTTACGGAACACAAGGTGAATATTTAGAAGAAGAGGGAGTTGGTATATCTAAAACAAGTCACATATTACCTAATGATAATCAATCGAAAAGAGTTCAACCACAATTCTTATCAGATTTTATGACTACACCGATAGCTGAATACAATAGTCAATTTTCTTTATCTACACCACTAGGTGCTGGTTCAAAAACTCTTATAGTCAAGAAAGAGGCTTTCAGACAGGCTGAAGGTGAATCTCTTAATGATAGATTTATAAAACCTTTTTCTGTTGAAACTACATTATCTAAATATGGTGCTAGTGATTACATAAAAGATTTATTTGAGTTTAAAGATGGTACATTTATAAATGTTCCTGCTGGTATAAGTAATAAAGGGAAACCGATTACAAAAACATTTGGTGAAGTTGCAGACCCAAACAACTTTATTGGATTTACACACCCATTTATTCTCAGAGAAACTGGTAATCAATGGGGATTCGATAGTGTTAATTTTGATGCTAAAGATACTATCTTAGAAAAAATACAGAAATTTGTAGGTGGGTTAGGTAATACAGCAGACAATATTCTTGGAGATTTTGTAAGAGGAGCTCCAACTTTTACAGGTTTACTTAGTAGAATAGGTAACGATAAAATAAGAATAGGAAAGTTTATTGCAACACCAAAGGGCGCTGGTTTTGAAGGAAAACAATTTCTTCTACAGGCGCTAAATCCTACTATAGAAACTAAAATATATAATCCATTTTCAATATTTTCTGATACTGGAATACATATTCCAAGACACGTACCATCAATTGGCTATGAAGATGCACTAAAAGTTACAGGGCCAGATGGTAGATTGTCTTTCCAAAGTAAAGCTTTTGGTGCAGATATATCTACTAAGATATCGACAGAATCTATAAAACTAAATACGGGTATCAGTCTGATTGATAATTTCATTAACAAAAAAATAGATAAAGCTATAGAAGAAATTCAAGGAACTATTGATACATCAATTTTCGCTTTGTCTAATCCTAATAGATACGCATGGCCTGTATCATCAGCGCCAAAATCAATTAAAAATGGTTCTATTTCTTTTCAAGGAGATATTGATTTAGCAGAGTCTGATTTAAAAAAAGCTAAAGGAGTAGGTAGAACTTTTAACGAGGAAACTCCTGTTATGAAGGAGGGAACTCCAACAAGTAAAGTTAAACAACATCAAGTTGATACTTACGGTGCGCTAATGGGTAGAGCTAGAGATGAATCTCGTAAAAGTAGTTATGAGAGTAAAAAAGAAGGTAAAGAAATAAATCAAAATATTGGACAACAAAAAGATGGTAATGGTAGTGTAGACAAAATAAATATGTTACCATATGGTCTTGACTATACTAAAACAGAAGATGCTGATTTAAAAGATTTTATAAAGTTTAGATTCAAAGATGTGATTAATAATAAATTTTTAGTTTTCAGAGCTATATTAGAGGGAATCACAGACACAGTTACGCCTGATTATGCAGAGGATAGGTATATAGGAAGACCAGATACATTGTTTGTATATCAAGGTGTGAATAGGAGTATATCTTTCACATTCAGTATTTATCCTAAAACAAAACAAGAACTTCCTATACTTATGGACAAGTTAAATTATTTAGTTGGTTTATGTTATCCATCATACACAGAAGGAGAAAGAATGATTTCACCTTTTATAGAATTAACAATGGGTGATATGTTTGTAGATACTCCTGGTATATTAAGTGGTTTAACAATATCAGTAGAAGAACAAAGTACTTGGGAAATAGATGATAAATTACAATTCCCACACTTTATCAAAGCAGCTTGTGAGTTTAGACATATTGGAAAGCATGTTCCTGCTACTACAGGAAAACATTACGATTTAGATAGAAAATTGGTTGAGTCAGCTGCTAAACCACAGAGTAAAACTCCAAACGAAGTTGCAAAGGCACCATTTGAAGAAGCGGCTGCTGGATTACTCGACAGAGTGATTTCCAGCGTTCAGAATTAAAATATTAGGTAATAGATTATGAGATATAGAAATAGTATAGTAAAAAAAGATAAGAATAATAAAAGATATTACAAACCAACTATTGTTCCTAATATACCACTAAAAGATAGTGATATTTTTGTTTATCCTTTGTATGGTGATAGGTTTGATACATTAGCTCAAAGGTACTATAATGATTCTAACCTATGGTGGATTATAGCTAAAGCTAATGAAATTGGTAATGGTAAGATTTCACCAGATCCTGAAAAGAAACTTAGAATACCAACGGAGATAAGTGATATATTAGATTCAGTAACTAAATCAAATTTTTAAAATGTTTACAAAATACATATCAAAAAATATACAAGAAAAAATGAAAGCTAAAGAAAGAGCTTTAGCTAGAAAGTCTAACTCTGGTGGTTTGTCTATGAAAGATATGGCTACTAGAACTGCATTCGTTAGGATGGCTTCTAATAAATCAGATGTTACATTAAATAAACTAATAGAGGGTGGATTAAGAAGTGATATTGAAAATAAAAAGCAGTTTGGTTTTAGTAAAGCTTACAATTTTACAGGTTTTGATAATACCGGTAAAGAAATAAAACCTTTACCTGGTATTAAAAGTATAGAGTGCTCTTACAAAGGTGGATTTAAAGCAATTCGTGAGTGCACTGTAAATTGGGTTGTTCCTCACATAGATATGTTAAACGAATTGACTCCTTATTTTTTCACAATTGGTAAAACAGTTGTTGTAGATTGGGGTTGGGTATATGGAAATCAGAATATAGACAAACAATTAGTTGACACATTTATTTCTTTTAGAAATGATGAATCCATTAGAAATGTTATCATAAATCAAGATATTTTTGATAATCCACAAGATTTGATATTGAAGAAAAATGGTGACTATGATGCTATAGGTGGACAGATTACAAACTTTGAGTATAATCTTAGAGAAGATGGTGGTTTTGATTGTATCACCAAAGTTATATCTATGGGTTCATCTTTATTTAAGAAGCCAATCGATAGAGGTGGTAATCAAGCTGGATTTAAGATTAGTGGAAATAACGCAAAGTCTACACCACCAGATAGTTTGATTAATTGTGTTTTGAACTTAAAAAATATACTACTAAGTAGTTCTTTTAATATTAAAGGAAATTTGGGAAATGAAAGAATTATTAAAAACATAGCTTTAAATATAACGAAAGATTTGTATGATGAAGATGGTAGGTATACTGAGATTCCAGGGTTCGAATTTAATAACTATAACTTACGACATTACTACAAAGGATTTGATGGCGGATATGCACTTCATGTAGATGATAAAAAAAATCCAAATGTTCTTTGGGCTTTATTTGATGGAAAAGAAGAGTTTTTTGTAACTTGGGGTTGGATGGAAGATAATATAATTAATAGATATGTATCATTTGAAGCTGGTGATGATAGACTACCTAAACTTACGATGAGAAGTATAGACACAATTTTAGATGAAACGGGATTACCTATATCTACGGGAGAAATAGAAAGCGATTCATTAGATTTTGAAACAGAAGACTTTATAGATAAGTACGATTTGGATTTAGAAGATGTAAAAGAGTTTAATGCTTTTTTAAAAACAGAAACTCTTATAAGAAATCCACCGGGTTTGTTTCCTGTAAATCCATTTTTATTTTTTATTCCTGAAACCCAATATAAAGATGAGTTAAAACCAATAGAGACGGGAAGAGGAAGAGGATCTCAAGGTTTTACGAATATTTTTAACAATGAGAATAGAAATAATGCAAGAAATAAATTTTATAGTGACTTTAGACAAATACTAATTATATCAGACTCTAAAATGAAAAGATTCTCCTCACCAAAGACTCTTGGCTTTGGTAGGTTAAGAAATATTTGGGTTAATATAAAAGAAATACAAAAGGCTTTTGGTATCTCTAATCCTAAATCAAGTGATACATCAACATCTAACATAAATCCACCAGGAACTATAGATGTCGCTATAAACAATTTATTAACCTCATTAAATACAAACTTTCATAATATTTGGGATTTTGAACTTGGTGTAGATCCATATGATTCAACTAATATAAAAGTCATCGATAAATCAGATGCAGAAATCAAAAATCCTCAATACACCATATATCAAGAAAACAGTCACTTAGTACAAGACAATGGTGGTGGTATATTTCAATTTCCAACATTTAAAGTTGGTAGTTTTGTTAAAAATCAAAGCTTACAATTTAAAATACCAAACGCACAGGCCATCACAATATTATATGGTTCAAATAAACCAAAAGGAAATAACGATCCTGAATACGCTAATGGACAATTAGACAAACTATTTAGAAACGATATTCCAGATTTTAAAGATGCATACTTAGGTGATATGAA